GGAGGGGTGAGCATGGCCCGGCAGACCGCCCTCCCCGTCAGCCTGCCGCCGATCGGCGCCACGCGCGAGGTGGCGGCGGCCTACGTGTCCCTGTCGCCCGCCAAGTTTCAGGAGCTCGTCGACCGCCGGCTCTTCCCGTGCCCGAAGCGCATCGATGGCCGGCTGATCTGGGATCTTGAGGAGGTTCGGCTGCGGTTCAAAGCGCTGCCGGCCGAGGGCACTGCCGACGACTCTTGGAGCGACGTGGATGCCTCGTAAAACGCCGCCCTTCGTCGACAAGAACGCCGTCAAGGGACACGTCTACTACTCGTTTCGGCGCGGCAAGGGTCCGCGGATCCGCCTCCCCGGCGTGCCCGGAACCGATGAGTTCAACGAGGCTTATGCCGCGTGCCTCGCAGGTGAGATGAGCAAGCCGAAGGCGCGGCGGGAGGCGATCAAGCCGGGATCGATCGCGGCGCTCGTGGCCTCGTACCTGCGCAGTCCTGAATATGCGGATCTTCGCGAGACGACCAAGGTTGGCTATGCAAGCCGGATCGAGGCGCTGCGCACGAAGCACGGGCACCGCAGCGTGGCCGGCCTCAATCGCGCGCGCATCATCACCGGCATCCTGCAGCCCTATGCCGACCGCCCCGGCGCCCGCCTAGCCATCCTCAAGATGCTTCGCGTGCTCATTCGCCACGCCATCGCGATCGGTTGGCTAAAGCACGACCCCTCACTCGGGATCAAGCGGCCGAAGTCGGGCGAGATCCGCTCGTGGTCGGACGAGGAAATCGCGCAGTTCGAGGCGCATTGGCCTGTCGGCACGAAGCAGCGCCTCGCCTTCGCGCTTCACCTCAACACAGGGCAGCGGCGCTCGGACGTGCACCGCATGACCTGGGCAGACGTGACCGAGGATTCCGTGCGCGTGGTGCAGCAGAAGACCGGCGCCAAGCTCACGATCCGGCTGCACCGCGACCTTGCGGCCATCCTGGCTCAGACGCCCCGTGAGCACGTCACGCTCATCAACACGGCTTTCGGAAAGCCATTCACTGTCGACGGTTACAGCCAGTGGCTCAGGGACGCCATCAAGGCCGCCGGGCTGCCCCTCGATTGTCAGCCGCACGGGCTGCGCAAGGCGGCCGGACGCCGGCTCGCAGAGGCTGGCTGCACGGCCAAGGAGATCATGGCGGTGCTCGGCCACAAGACCCTCGCGGAAGCAGAGCGGTACACGCGCGAGGCCGATCAGGCACAGCTCGCCAGCGGTGCAGTGATCAAATTGGAGGGGCGGACGGAGAACAGAGTTTCCCAAACCGCTCCCGAAAGTTTGGGGAAAGCGGCGAAAACCTCAAAGGACACAATGTGATGGAAAAACCTTGGCGCTCCCTAGGGAAGCGCAACAATTCAGCTAGACCAACAGCTTGTCAGCAGGTTTGGGCGTCTGCCCCCTCATTGAAGAATAAGGGCATTTACGGACGCACCCCAAACCTCGGAGGGGTGTCGCAAAAGAAAACCGCCGCACCGGCTGGACCCCGGGACGGCGGCAAGGAACCTCAAGAGAGCCCTGGGAAGGGGCACAGTCAGCGTAAGCGCTTCGCCGGCCACCTGGCAAGCTTCGCGCCCGTCTGGAGCGACGACCGCCGGCACCTCCTGGGATGGGAGGTGCGCCATGCGTGACCTCCGCGCTATCGCTCAAATCCTAGGGGGTGAGGTTGCCGGCCGGCAGGTACTGGCCCCCGCTCCGGGTCACTCGCGCCGCGACCGCTCCCTCTCCGTGCGACCTGACCCACGAGCGCCCGGTGGCCTCCTCGTCCACTCCTTCGCAGGTGAGGATTCACTGACGCTTAAAGACTATGTGGCCGAGCGGTTGGGGTTTCGGCGCAAGTTGCGCCAAAACTCCCCAGATCTGGGGACTTACAAGGGGGCGCAAGTTGAGCCCCCTTCTGACGACCCGGATCGCACGGCGCGCGCCCTCAGCCTCTTCAACGAGGCCCGCGACCCGGTCGGCTCCCCTGTGGATAAGTACCTCGCCCGCCGTGGCTTGGGCGAGGTCGGCAAATATGCCGACCTCCGCTTCCACCCTCGCTGCCCCTTCGCCGGCAAGCGCACGCCCGCCATGGTGGCCTTGGTGCGAGACATTCTCAGCAACGAGCCCAAGGCGGTTCACCGCACGGCCCTGACGGTGGACGGCCACAAGGTGAAGTTGGGCGACACCGACCGCCTTGCCCTCGGCCCCATCGCGGGCGGCGCCGTGAAGCTCACCCCCGACGAGGACGTGACCACCTGCCTTGGCATCGGTGAGGGCATCGAGACGACCCTGAGCCTTCGCAACCTGCCGGAGTTCGGCCCCTCGCCCGTGTGGTCTCTCCTCAATGCCGGCGGCCTCGAGAGCTTCCCCGTGCTCCCTGGCATCGAGTGCCTTTGGATCGCGGTCGACCACGATCCGGCGGGCCTGAAGGCGGCACGGGCTTGCGCCTATCGCTGGCAGAGCGCCGGCCGTGAAGCCTTCCTTGTCACCCCATCCGCGCCCCGTGCGGACCTGAACGACCTCTTCACCGGAGCCCGTCATGGCTGACACCTTGGGCTATACGATCGAGCATCTGCAGCCGCGCCTCGTGAACGGCGCTGCGCATATTCCGGAGCGGAACAAGCTTGAGGACCGCCCTCAGCTCCGCACGGTGACGCTGGCCGATTTCGTCACCCTGGATCTGCCGAAGCGCGAGCACCTTGTCTCGCCCATTATGCACCTGCGCAGCACGGCCATGCTGTATGCGGGCCGAGGCGTCGGAAAGACGCGCATTGGCATGGGCATCGCCTACGCTGCTGCGAGCGGCGGTGACTTCCTGCGGTGGAAGTCACCCAAGGCTCGGCGCGTCCTCTATGTTGACGGCGAGATGCCGGCCGAGCTGATGCAGGAGCGGGCCCGCAACCTCATGGCGGCCTCCCGGTATCAACCGCCGAGCCCTGACTTCTTCCGCCTCCTCGCCATGGACTGCCAGGCGCTCGGCACCTCGCTCAACCTCGCCAAGCCAGAGCACCAAGCCTGCATCGAGGAGCACCTGCAGGGCGCCGAACTCCTCGTGCTAGACAACATCTCGACACTCATGAACGGCGGCCGGGAGAACGATGCCGACTCGTGGGACAGCGTGCAGACCTGGCTCTTGCAGCTACGGCGGCAAGGCGTGGCGGTGCTCCTCGTCCACCACGCGGGCAAGGGCGGCGATGCTCGTGGCACATCCAAGCGCGAGGACGTGCTCGATACGGTGATCGCGCTCAAGCGCCCTGAGGACTACGAGGTAGAGCAAGGCGCCCGGTTCGAGGTGCACCTTACCAAGGCCCGCGGCATCCATGGTGACGATGCCCTGCCGTTCGAGGCCAAGCTCGACGTGGTGGACGGCAAGGACGTGTGGACCTGCACCACCCTCCGCGACCGAGAGCTTGATGAGGTCGAGCGCTTGTCCCGCGAGGGTGGGACAGTCCGTGACATCGCGACCGAGCTGAACCTCAGCAAGTCTAAGGTCAACAGAATGCAAGCGAAACTGCGCGCGGAGGGTCGCATATGACCAGCTTCAGCAAGCGCTTGTCCCACTGTCCCGCGCCCTTAGTGCCTGGGACAGTGGGACAAGGACAACCGGACCGAGTGAGACGAGTGGGACAAGTGGGACAAACGGGACAGCAGACCGGAGAGAGAACATGAAGCAGACCAATCCCGAACGCTGGCAAGCCGTATGGGAACGCTCAGCTGAGAAGGCGGTGAGCCTCGGACTCTCCCCTGAGATGGTGGCTCAGACCATGACCGCTGCCGGCATGCGCCTCATGCTCAGCGTGTGCGGTCCTGCCGCCATGGCCTATTGGCTCGGGCGCCTCGCCTATGAGTACGAGCAGGCTGCCGGTGGGCCTGAGGCTGTGGCTCAGGCCGTGAACCCCGAAGAGCAGCCAGAGCCGAGGAGGGTGCATTGACCCGCCCGAGCGCTCGACAGCGTGGCTACGATGCGCGGTGGGAGAGGCATCGCAAGCACTTCCTTCAGCAGCACCCGCTCTGCCGCATGTGCGAGGCTGACGGACGCGTCGTGGCAGCAACCGTGGCCGATCACATCCGCCCTCATCGCGGAGATCGGTCGCTGTTCTGGAACCCGGAGAACCTTCAGCCGCTCTGCGTCCACTGCCACTCCTCGATCAAGCAGAGGATCGAGAGCGGTCGCACGCAGGCCATCGACGTTGATGGGTGGCCGATCACATGACCCCCCGGCCAACGAAGTTCAGGGGCTCTCGGCGCCGGACCGCCGCCCCAAGCCTTCCTTCGCTAAATCGCATCATTTCGGAGATCGCCCATGGGTACGCGCGGACGCCGCTCGGCTGCTGACGAAACGACTCGCCCTCTCGTGCTGCAGGACAGCCGGCAAAGGGCGCCGGCAACGCTCACAGAGGCCGAGGCGGTGATTTGGGCCGAGACGGTGGGCGTCATGCCCTCAGGATGGCTCACGCGGGCTCAGACGCCGCTACTCGTGGCCTACTGCCGGCATGCGGCCCGCTCCGACCTCCTGGCGCAGCAAGTGAATCGTTTTCGGCCGGCCTGGCTGAAGGAGGCCGGCGGGATCGAGCGGTTCAACCGGCTGCTCGTGATGGCCGAGCGCGAGACGAAGGCGATGACGAGTGCGGCCCGCTCGCTGCGCCTCACACCGCAGAGCCAGTACGGGCCGAGGAAGGGCGCTCGCTTGAGCGACGACGCCGTGAGCCTGCGCAAGCCGTGGGATCCGGCCGAGTAACAGGTTGAACTCTCATGCGATCTGCCACATTATCCCAGTGTCTTGATCAGCGCGTGACGTATCCGTGCCGATCGGTCTGCCGTAGCGACCGCGAGACGCTGAACCCCTCTTCAAGGAAGCGACCATGAACCATCATTCCATGATGGGCCGGGTCCTGGGACAGCGTGGCCTCGTGGCCGTCCGTGCCCAGACCGACACCCCATCGTTCGTCCGCGACGTGCAGGCTGCCATCGAGGACTTCAAGAAGCGGCACGACCGGCGCCTTGACGACATCGAGGCGTCGATTGACGATCTCAGCGTGCGGTCTGCCGCTGAGCAATTGACCGGCGGGCGCAGCACTCGCCCGGTCGATCCCGAGTACACCGACAACTTCATGGCATGGGTTCGCGGTGGTCGCCGCGAGGCCGAGGTGCAGGAGGCTCAAGCCTCCGCCCGCATCATGGAGATCCGTAACTCGTGGAACACGGGCTCGCCGGCCGATGGCGGCTATCTCGCCCCGACCGAGTGGGACCGGACCATCACGGCAGCGCAGTTGCCGGTGAGCCCGATGCGGCGCCTCGCGACGGTGCGGCAGACCGGCGTGAACGCCTACTCGACCCTGTGGAACCCGACCTCGTGGGGCTCCGGGTGGGTCGGCGAGACGGCGGTGCGTCCTGAGACCACGACGACCACCTTCGCCCCCGTCACCTTCGGTCATGGCGAGATCTACGCGAACCCGGCCGTGACGCAGCGCATCCTCGACGATGCTCAGATCAACGTGGCCGAGTTCATTGGCCAAGAGATCGGTGATGAGTTCGGGCGGCAGGAGTCGGTGGCCTTCGTCGCCGGCAATGGCACGAACAAGCCCTTCGGCTTCCTGACCTATGCGACGGGTGCTGCGAACGCTGCTGCGCACCCTGGCGGCGCCATTCAGGTGACGCCCGCGGCCTCGGCCACTGCGATCACCTTCGACGAGCTCATGAACGCTCTGATGAACCTCGCGGCACCGTACCGGCAGAATGCCACCTGGCTCATGAACTCCCTGACGGCCCTGTCCCTGCTCAAGCTGAAGGACGCCGGCGGCAACTACATTTGGCAGCCCACGGTGATGGCCGGCGCACCGCCGACCCTGCTGGGCTATCCCGTGGAGTTCGACGAGAACATGCCAAACATGACCACAGGCGCCCTGCCAGTGGCGATCGGAGACTTTCGGTCGGGGTACGTCATCAACGACCGCACGGGCCTGCGGGTGCTGCGGGACCCCTACACCAACAAGCCGTTCGTGCACTTCTATTGCACCAAGCGCGTCGGTGGCGGTGTGCGGGATCCTCGCGCCATCCGCGTCATCAAGATGGCCTGAGTTGACGCATGGCACGCCCCTCAGCTCGACGCCGCACAGCCTCCTTCATCGGAGCGCTGATCGCCGCTCTGCCGCCCGGCTGGGCCTACCTCACCGACGATGAGGGCAACTACCTCACCGACGACGCTGGCGCCTTTATCATCGTGGAGAACACCTGATGGTTACGACCAAGCCCCTCAGCCAGGTTCCTGGCCAAGACATCAAAACCGTGGTCCTCACCCAGGCGCAGTACGATGCCCTGCCGGTGAAGGACCCCAAGACGCTGTACGTCATCGTCGGCTGACGAGCTTGCGCGCGGGAGCTACGGCCCGCGCGCCGGGTGCCGGTTCCTTTGGCAAGGTGAGAGGAGCCGGCACCCCCCCTCGATTTGGATGTGAGCCCATGACCGACGTCCGCGAAGTCAGCCTGACCCCGGCGCAAAGCCTCTCGGATGCTCTCATCAGCCAGCTTATCGAGCGGCTGACGGCCATGGGCGTGCCGGCTCAGGAACTGTCCGAGAGCCTGGCATGGCAAGGGGCGCTGCTCATGGCCGCGAGGCATGGTCGGGCTGATGCCTCTCGGATCCTACGGGGCCTCGCTGACAGCCTCGATAGTCTCGACAAAGCCGGTTCGGCATAGGAGCCATCATGGCGACAGATCTGGAAACCCTCGTCATCTCGCTTGAAGCCCGGGTCCGAGGCTATGAGAAGGAGATGCAGCGCGCGAGAGCAGCCACCGCCCGCGCGATGAAGGGCATCGAGAAGGAAACGCAAGCTTCCACAGCCAAACTGACCGCGATCTTGTCGAACGCCGGTGCGCGGGCCGGTGTGGCATTCTCAACCGGCCTGTCAGCCCTCGGGGCGGGTGGCGTGGTCGCCGGCCTTGGCCTTGGTGCGCTGATCGACACCGCCCGCAATGCGGCGGCGGAACTCGCCAAGATCGGGGACGTCGCCGAGCGCGTGAACGTCACCGCGGAGAGCCTACAGGCCCTTCAATTTGCGGCAGAGCAGAGCGGCGGCTCCGCTGAGGCCGTCAATTCCGGGCTGCAGAAGTTCACGGCCGGCCTCGCGGATGCCACGACCGGCAGCGGCGATCTCTTCAAGGTTTTAAAAGCCAATGACGTCGCTTTTACCGATCTGAACGGCAAGGTGCTGCCGACAGAGCAGATCCTGATGCGGTTTGCAGACGTCGTAGCCAATGCTCGGACTCCAGCCGAGCAGCTTGAGTTCGCCATTCGCGCCTTTGGTCGTTCGGCCGGGCCGGAGCTTGTGGGCCTGCTTTCTCAGGGCGCACAGGGCGTCCGCGATCTCATGGACGATGCACGGAAAGCCGGCGCGGTCCTCGACAACGAGATGATCGAGAAAGCGCGCAAAATTGATGACGCGTTCGCGAAGGTCGGGCGCACGGTAAAGGTTCAGGTCGGCGGAGCTATCATTTCCGCTGTTTCTGCGATGGGCGAGTTCGTTCAGGCCTTGAACCAAGCTCAGGCCGCATCGAACAACGTGGCCAAGGCAGCAGCCAACATCCCAACGAAATTACCCCTCATCGGGGGCAGCGACGTTCACGAAAGTGACCTCGCGGCTGACCTGCGAAACGGCATCGGTCGCCTGTCGAATGCGGGCGGCCGGGGCACCAGCTACGATCCGAACGACCTGACGCCTGCCCTTGGCCCCTACACCCCGAGCCGCCGCGGACGCTCCGGCGCTGGGAATGCCCCGGGCAGCGGACGGGCGGCTAACCGCTATTCGGTATTGCCGGAACCGGAGGGCGCAGGAGGCAAGGCCATCAGCGAGGCGCAAAAGCTGGCGGAGAGCTATCAGAAGCTCATGGAAGCGGCACGCATGCGGGTCGCTGGCCTTCAGCTTGAGCAGCAAGCCCTCGGGCTCACGGCTGAGGCCGCCGAGACGCTGCGCTTCAAGCAAGAGCTGATCAATCAGGCCACCCGCGACGACATCGAACTAACGCCGGACCGCCTTCGCGACATTGACGAGGTGGCCGCCGCCTATGGGCGGCTCGCGGTGGCGACCGACGAGGCGGCTCGTGAGCAGCAGGAACTCAACGACACTGCCCGCCAGGTGATGGGCGGCTTCATTCAGGATCTGAGGAGCGGCGTCGAATGGGCCGACGCGCTCAGCAACGCCCTCGACCGGATCGCCGACAAGCTCCTCAACAATGTGCTCGAGATGGCTTTCCCCTCAAGCGGTCAGGGCGGCATCCTGCAGGCGCTCGGGCTCGGGGCTCGCGCCTCAGGCGGGCCCGTGCAAGCCGGCAAGACCTACCTCGTGGGCGAGAGCGGGCCCGAGTTGGTGCGGTTCGGGCGCAATGGGACCGTGAAGCCGAACAGCGTCGTCAAGGCGGGGGGGCAGACCGGCGGTGCCAACTACGCGCCCGTCTACCAGATCGACGCTCGAGGTGCCGAGTCGGGTGTCGAGCAGAAAATCATGGCGGCCATCAAGGCTTACGACCGGCAGAACGAACGCACGCTGCCGGCGCGCATCGCTGAAATCAACATGCGGCGGGGGTGACGGATGCAGGTCTACAAGCCATCAGCAAGTGATCTGCGTGCCGCTTTCAAAGATCTGCGGACGGGCGGCCCTGAAGCCAGCCAGCCATCCGCTCGTACAGTCTGGCAACGTTTTCGCCTACGGTTCCAGCGTCGTCCTCAGTCGCAGTTCGCAGATCCTCCGCGGTCTGCACCATCACCTTAGAGGCGTCCTCCTGGGTGACGACGCCTTTCTCGACCAGCAGCGCCAGCAGGCGAAAGCCCATCAAGGCCGGCGCACCAGCGGCCACAGTCTCGAACTTGTTGAGGTTTCTGTCGTCGGCCACTCGAATCACTCCGGTTCGGGGCAAGGTATCACCATGATGGGCATACCTTTGCGCGACCTCGCCCTCACGCTCGCCGCGTTCGTGTTCCTGGGGTGGGTGGTGGTGGGTTAGGTGAACGCGTAGAGCATCACCCTGACGAGCACGTAAAACACCGCGACGACGCCAATGACCATCAGACAAAAGATGGCCAGATTGAAAGGTGTCGAGAAGATCCGTTGCGGCGCCACTTTCACTTGTTTGCCCTGACCGCCCCGGAAGCGGACGTTGGTCAGCATCGGCAACTCTCGCACGGAGCTCAACATGGCGAGAAAGACAAATTCTCCAGGATTGAGCGTATTGATCCTCATCACGCTTCGCTCGTCTTCGTTTCCTTCGATGGTGTACGGCAAATTTGGATAGACGTGGACGTTTGGTGGATGCCAGTTGAAGACGATTTCAACTCCTTCAACGATCTCACGGCCAGCATTTCGCAGCCACACCGTTCGAGTGTAGACCGAGAAGTGCTTCCCCTCGTTATCCTTCAAGATGAAATGATCTTCGTTGTACATCGACCAATGAACTTTGCCCTTCGGCGCGAAAATGCGCAGCACCAAAGCGACTAAGCCTGTCAATGCCAAGCCAGCGATAGTTGCGAGAACCTCATCACTGTTGGTGATGCGCTCTAAAAGCGTCCAGAACATCGGACCCTCATCGTTGGCTACTTAAGGTAGCCCTTCTTCTTCACATGCTCGGTGATCAGCTTCTCGATCAGCGACGACAGCGACCGGAAGTCATCCTTGGCGGCCTGCTCGGCTGCCGCTTTGACGTCAGGGGGGAGGCGAAGGGAGACGGGGTTGGTTTTCTGGCTCATGTAGCGATTTGTAGTTGACACTCAGATCAACTACACATAGCTTCATTCTCGCTACAAAGCAAACGGCCGCGCAGCGGGTTCCGACACCCACCACGCGGCCTAACCATCAACATGAGGTGTGTCATGTCTCAGGCTGTTTTCAGCATAAGTGCGCGCGCGTTCTCGGTCGCTGCGGAATTGGTCGCAGCCGCTTCCATCGTCATCGGTGGGGCGATCCTCACCGCCTTTGCCTCCACGTTCTGAGAGAGGCGGCCATGAACCTCAGATCCCTCAACCGCCGCAACATGCTTCGTGGTGCCGTCGCCGTCCTGCCGCTGGCCGCCATGCCTGTCGCGCTCGCTGGCGTTGCCCAGGACGAGGACGCTGCCCTGTTCGCCCTTCTGGCTCGCTGGAAGGAGGTGAACGCCCACGAGAAGCGACTCGCGACCGCCTACTATGACGCCGAGGAGCATTTCGGCCGGATCCTGCCGCCGATGCCGGAAGCTTTGTTCGCTCGCGAGGGCGACGCGGCGCTCGGGTTGCAGAGCTTTCCGTATCAGGAGACCGGCCGGCGCTGGTACGGCTGGCAGCCAGTGGAGGCGCTTGAGGGCAAGCGGTGCATGCGATCGGTGCCATATCCGATCGACGAGGCCATGAGGGTCGCTCACAAGTACCCGTCCGACGCGCATACCCTGTACCGCTCTGAGCCATGGCCGGAGAAGCAGGCGCGCGTCGATGAAATCACGGCAGCCTTCCGGGAGTGGAAGGAGACGCAGCGGCGGGCTCACGAGCAGGCGGGCGACGATCGCGCTTTCGACGCCTGGCAGGAGGCTCGGGAGGAGAGCGAAGAGGTGCGGATGGCCCTCGTCAATGCCGAGCCCAAAACCCTCGCTGGCGCCCTCGCCAAGGCCGCTGCCGCCGCTGGCTACTACCGCGAGGCGTGCGAGCTGGACGACGAGATCGAGGCCATGATCACCCGCGACGGCCCTCAGCCGGAGGTGATCGCCCTCAGCGTCGTGCGGGACCTGCTGCGGCTCGCATAAAACTTGCCCTGCTTGTGTTGACGACACAAGCAGGGTGCCTTATACCTGTGAGTGCAACACAGGTGTTCTCCATGCCGACGCTTTCCGATGCCCTCCGCGCCCACGACGCATCGCGCGACAGCTTCAACAACTGGCTGCGTAAGGGAAGCCTCAGGACCGACTTTGCGACTGCGCCCGGCGTCGCGCGGCAGCTCTCACGCGAAAACAGTTTGGAGATCGGTTTTATGGCAGCCCTGGAACGCGCGAGCGTGCCGTTCAACCATCGCAGCAGCCTCGCGGAAAACTGGCTCAGGAAGGCACGTGCTGGCCGACTGCCAGCCATGGTCGTCGTCGACCGAGCCAGGCCCGAGGTACCGGTCAACATCCTTCCGGGGGAAACCTGCGACGGGCTGATGAGCCGACTGGCGAAGCAGATTGTCGCCGGGACGGTGGAGGGCCGCGAGCCGACTGACCTGACGATCGTGAACCTCGCTGAGATCGTGCGGCGGGTTGATGCGCTTCATGCTCAGGAGGGGTGAGCATGGCCCGGCAGACCGCCCTCCCCGTCAGCCTGCCGCCGATCGGCGCCACGCGCGAGGTGGCGGCGGCCTACGTGTCCCTGTCGCCCGCCAAGTTTCAGGAGCTCGTCGACCGCC